GCATTCGTACTACAATTGATCGTCCCCTCTATAGTTGATAATTTATATGCTAAATATATTCTAAAAAAACATATAGATGATTATAATAGTAAACCTTATAAACAATATCCAATCAATACTGCCTGTCAACATTGTGGTAATATGGCAATTCTAAATCTAGATTTAGATGATACGGAGTATGTTTGTGGTAACTGCCACAAACATAATGCAGTGCATGTAACCTTTATGACAGCGGCAATACAAACCCCTATCAATACACAGGTTCTATGAGTCGTTTAAAACCTGATTTTGAACCATTAGAGAACAGTGCCTTTTTCTTCCGGCCTAATACTGCTATTCAGGCAGAAATAAATACTCCTGAAACACCTGCATCCTTAACCGAATTAAAAGAAATTATTAGAAAATTCTCATTAAGTCTAACTCCTGATGATCAGAAGAAACTTAAACATGCCACCTTAACCGCAAAAACATGTGCATTTAATAGAGACAGTGCTCATTACTGGCAACTCATTAAGGATTTTTTCATCCAATCATTGAAAGAGACACATCCAGAACAAGACAGAACTGCTATTATCGAAGTCCTCAATAGTGTCAATTTATCACTTTTCTCAAAAGAACATGTTGACAATGTTTCATTTCTGGTATATCTTCTAGGTATTATAAACGGACTTTTATAAATTTATGAAAAAACCAATTAGAGAATACAAAGATACCAACGGAAATATTAAAATTGAAGAACTATTGAACCATTCTATTGTATTCAATTATTCAGGAGACGGAACTCTTCATGAGCTAAAAGTATCTGATACTTTTACAGGTTATCTGAAAGTTGGGAAATGGGTTAGATTAGACCTTATCAATATACACTTCGTAATCGAATCAAAACGTGAACAGAGTTATAATGTCACCGATATTGGCGATACCTATAAAAAATTAAAAGATTATTTTGATAATAATGAATATGATAACATTCCTGCTTCCCGCCCCTGCTTCCCGCCAAATAAGTATATAATACCTGATAAATGGACAGACACTGGCGTTACATGTAGCAAATGTGGTTTAGAATGTAAAGGAACAATGGGCTATTGTTGTCCCCAACCTATATGTCCTATGGGGATGGGTTCCCCCATGTGTTCAACATTTACACGATAAATTATAAAAATTATGGAAAATACAACAGATTTTGTTCTCCCTGTAATAGAGAAAACAAAAAAGCAGAAAAAACAACCACCTAAGCAAATCCTAGAAGAACGTCTAAGATTGCCCCGAACAAACCGCACTATCAAGTGTATATACTGTACTTCGGAAAAGATTTTAAATCCTGATCAATATCAATCATTATTTGATTATTGGGGAAACGAGGAAAAGATTGAGCGGGAATTCATGTGTAAAGAATGTGAAGTTTCTATGCATGATAATCCTGTCCTATTTTGGATAAAATATAGTGAATTAATGCCTGCTCTTGTACGTAAAGTCCGTGCGGCATTCGAAGTATTCAATGCCTCGACTAAAGGTAATGAAAACACTATAGTATTACAGAATATGGTTAATTCCTTTCTTGGCGAGGTTCATATTGATACCCGCCTTGCCGAATATGGTACCGAACCCGCACCTAATGGATTCACCGTCAAAACTTTAAAATTGAACAATATGCCTTTCATCGGCACTGTAACATTATATCCTTATGAACAACCAAGCAATCGAATTAGATTTAACCAATAGTCATCAAAAACCTGCTTCAGAAATGTCTGATACAGAATTAACCAAATGGTTTGCATTTTGCAATGCTATGAAGTTTATTAATGTAGGGGAGGAAATTTATAAAACAAATGTGCCTGAACATGATATTCCTTATAAATCCATTTGTAACTATGTCCAAACTGTATCAGGAGACATTAAAGAGTGTCTGAAGACTAATAAAGGTATCCCTATGAAATATTCATTATGTGGTCAAAATGAAGAAGCCCGTAATATTGAAGAAATCAGTTACCATATCAAATAATGTACAATATATTAAAAGTATTATTAAAAACGGTGGGGTATGCCCCCGCTAGCGAATCAGTTAAAACACGGGTTGTATTTTACCGTAAAACGGAGTCAGACGATAATGTATATATTGCTCAATATAAAAAATATGGCATATGGTGGAATTTTACTGAATTTTTCAGATTTGGAAGTAAACCCTCTGGCTTCCCCTCTGGCTTCTGGATAAAAAAGTCTAAAAAGTATGATCAAAGGTTTAACCAACTGGTAGAGTTTTGTAAAAGGTTCAATACAATTGATGAAATTGATGAATATCATCGCCAAGAAGAAATTAATTATAAAAAGGCTTGTGACGAATATATTGAAAGAACCGGAACTGAGCGAAAATGGGAATCTGATTAAGCAAAGGCAGGAAGTATCACTTCCTGCCTTTTTTGTTTTAGAAAAATAGGATTTCATGATAAATATTATTATCATGGCTCTCGGCTCTATTCAAAAAGCAAAACAAGTGTTCCAAGAACACGATTTCTCTCGTCAGAATCAAATTCGTATTCTCGATGTTGGTCCCGGTGTTCCTCCGTATGTACGGGCAGAACTGATTGAAAAGCCAACAGGTGCAGGTGGCTATCTATATGCCACATCTTATTCTATTCCCGGTAGAACAATTAATAATATACAAGTTCCTTTCCAAGGGTTCAATTTTAATATCCCCGGTCAAGTAAGTTATGAACCTAATCCATGGACTATTACATTCAATACTCCCGGTGACTATCTTGTTCGTAATGCACTTGAACGTTGGTCATTTGCTACGATCAATGAAGACACTTCCTGTGGACAATTCAACTTCCCATGTGATTCTGCTTCCATTGACATTGCTGTGCTATCCCCTAAATGCAAAGTAATACGTGTTTACCGCTTAATCGGCGTGTACCCGCAGTCTGTAGGCGTAATCGAATACGATCAGTCAGCAATCGAAAAAACCACCTTTACTGTAGGGTTACATTATCAAATGTGGCGTCCAGTTCTCAACTTTGATAGTGGTTCAATTGACACTGATAATTTTGCTGCTGCTGAAATAGATTTAATCTATACAGGATATGAAAGTAAAATATTAACTAATAATAGTTCTAGCTGTGTTGCTAAATAATTTTTAATAAAAAAATAAAAAAAAACCGGAAATTTTCATTTCCGGTTTTTTTATATACTAATCTAATTGTTAAGTTGGAAGTTTTTCTTTATTCTGTTCTATAATATCACGAACAAAGGTAAAAATAGTCTTTAAAATCCAAATTTTATTTTCAGGAGTAACATGTTGAATAAAATCAGTTGTTTTAAGTTTTCTTATAAATGAATTAACTGCGCCATGTATATCACCTTCATCAATTTTAAAATTGATGTCATTGTTTACTGATAATTCGGAATTAAGGAATTGGTTTAAATCTGCATTAATCTCTTCATCTAAATTACGATATTTACTATCAGTGATTTTATCCGAATCAGATATTTGAAATTTTGAAATATTCTTAACTATGTCCTCATAGGCATGAGATAATTCGTGTCGTATAACATCTTTAACGAATTTAGGAAGAGAACCGTCAATAATATCTTCGAATTTTTTATCTTTATAATAATATTCGCTAGATTTAGTAGTATTTAAATAAATTTCAATTGTGCCATTTGTTCCGCCAAGTTGTTCATAATATGCACCCTTGATACCATGTTCGCCAGAAATAACATTTTTAAAAGAATTACGTGTTCTCTGGGAATATTCTTTATAAAATTTAAAATCTAAATCATACCCCTTCCAAAATTTTGGATCTAATTTAAATAATTGTTTCGTAAGGGGAACCGTAAAAGTGTCACCAGATCGGACACCATTTTTCTTTTTACGAATTTGATCTTCTAATTTAGAAAAAACGATTTCAGTAAATCTTGCAAGGTCAATGAAATGTTGACGTTCTTGTAAAAGGAAAAAAGATTTGAAGTTCATTCAAATATTTACCATTTTCGGATGATTCTTCCCTTTGTCATGTCTGTATGACTCACTTCAAACTCTATAAAATCCCCTACATCGGGTTTATTGAACCCTTTTGACATCTTACCTGCTAAGGTACATATCACATCATTTGGGATTTTATCTGATGATACCCGATAAAAACCATTACCATGTGCTGCAATAATATTGCCTTTTAATTTAATATTGACTGTTTTCATATGTGAAATATATCACATACCTCCTCGTAAATCCAAGAATCTCTTTTTTGTTTTAGGTTTTATACCGGGATGACGAACAAAGAAATTTAAAATATTTTCAGGATGGTACTCTGTACAATTAAGTTTTGTACCTAACATTGTACGTAATGAACGTAAAATAGCCACTTTAGTTAATCTATCTACTTTCATATCTAAAGTGTGTACCCATGGATATATCCATCCCCATCCCTTAGCCCAATATTCCATACTTTCCTCTGCCAAAGAATCTAGTAAAATTTCTTTTTGCCGTTGCCCATCTAAGATGGGTTGAATATATAAAAGTTCTTGTGCATTTTTTAATGCATGTTTACCTCCTGTTTGGTAACGTTCAAAAGCTTCTCGATAATCCTCTGGATTGTAATCTGTAATTTCTTTAAGATTGATAAAAGCGGGCCATTTTTTAAAATTACAAAAATATAGAAAATTATTCCATACTCTATCTTTACGTATTTTATTTCTTCGGATTTTTTGCTCTTTATTAGTCATTATCGAATATTATTGGTAGAAGTGGTGGGAATCGAACCCACATTTTCCGAATTATCTATTCGGTGCTTAGTAGTTTATAAGGCTACCCCATAGGCCAATATTAGCAACACTTCTTTTTATAAAACTGGCGGAAGATAGAATACTTGAAATCCAAGCACGAATGGTTACGGCTCACACTCCTTTCCAAGGAGGTCCGCTACCTAAGCGGTTTATCTTCCATGGAGGCGAGTGAGGGAGTCGCACCCTCTTACTCTATCTTACCAAGATAGCACATCACTGTTTTATGCTTACTCGCCAATAACTTTATTTATTTGGTACCCCTAGTCGGACTCGAACCGACACTATAAGCATTTTGAATGCTTCGCCTGCTGCCGTTGGGCTATAGGGGCAATTAGATGTGTAGATTACACTACACAAAATTTATCCACTGTAATCTACTATATAATTCTTTATAGGCAAGACTATATTCAATTTGACCTTTTTCAGTGAAACACCATTCGTAATCATCCCCTTGGGCAAGATTTAATACAGTCTGTAATAGTGATTCATTTGTTAATTCATGATACTTTGATTCTTTAACAGTGTTCTCAAGCATCAATTGGAAATTATATGCTGCCTCTGTGAACTTACCTGTATAAACAATATCATTATGTAATAGCCAATGTTTATTTCCTAAAGATCGCCTTTCACAATAAGGAAACTCCTTATCTTCTACCCAACCTTTTTCAATTAAATATTCTATTTTTTTTGAAAGTGTCATATTCTTCTAAGTTAAAAACTTCGTCTCTAGTTAAATCTATAAAATTCTCTGTATGATACCCACTATACATGCGTTGGGTTTGTAAGTCAAGCACATTACAATGCTCATCGTCAATTGGAAATTCCGTTAAAATGAACCGATCATCTGGTTTGAATGGATACTTGTTGTGCCATTCAACGGGTAAATCACTATAATCAAATTTCACTAGTCTCATATAAATGGCGGAGTAGGAGAGGATCGAACTCTCGGAGGTTGTTTAGACCTCACTCGTTTAGCAAACGAGCGCGAAAAACCAGCATTCGCGTCAACTCCATTAAAATTATAATTAGAAGTATAAACATTGTCCTCAAACGAGTAACTTTCAATATGAAACCATCTTTTCAGATTAGAACTTTTTCACAATGCCAACATTTAGCAATACATCCTCGTAATGCTGATGTGGTTGCTTTTACATGGCGTTTATTTAATTCGTCATGTAAGTCTTCTTCAGATACAGTAGATAAATCTATTTTCTTTTTCATTTGGCGGTAAGTCAGAGATTCCAACTCTGGACGGTTTTTAGGCCGTAGGCGTTTTCGAGACGCTTTCTTCGTGCTTCCAGTCACCTACCATATTATCACGGTCTTGTTCTCTTTTCAAGAACTTTAAAATCTTGCCACAAGTCCATTATTAGTGGCACGTTCTCGGCCTTGTTAATTTTATTAATTATTTTAAATTGTTGAAATAGTTCTGCTTCCATTTCCATTCGGTCAAAAGAAGCATCTTTTCTTTTATCATGAGCAATAGTTGCTTCGACTTTCTCGATAAATTGTTTATCGACATCTATATACATCATTGCTTCATACATAATATGGTACCCAAGGTAGGGATCAAACCTACGACCTTCGCAGTGTAAGTGCGCGGCTCTATCGCTGAGCTACTTGGGCATTTAAATGGAGGAAGATGTGAGATTCGAACTCACGGAGGCTTTTGACGGCACTCTCTAGTTTTCAAGACTAGCGCCATAAACCACTCGGCCAATCTTCCTTATACTAACACTATAACATACT